ATGTTATATGTAATCTTAATTGCAGCTATCGTGATCTTTTGGTTGATCGCAGTCGATAGGCCGGTGTTAAAAGTAAAGTTCGATAATGGCCATATTAGTAACGTAAAAGGGCATCTACCTCCTTCTTTCAAACACAACTTACAGGATATTAGTGAGCATAACCCGTTTACTGGTGAAATGAAGGTGTATAGCCAACGAACAGGAATGCGCTTAAGCTTTTCCAAAGGCATTCCCAAAAAAGTTCAACAGAGGATTCGTAACGTTTTTCCGCATCAGGGCTTCAAAGCAAACAAAGGCAAGAAGCGCGCTTAATTACATATCAGTTACTTCATCATGTTAAATGGGACGCAATGTGGCGTCCCATTTTCGTATCTACAGAAAAATTACTTATCATCGAACAATCAACAACATAAACGGACCAAAACGATGAGATACGTTGTAACTTTAATGGTATTGATCTTTACAAGTAATTCAGTTTTTGCTGACGATTCAGAAACGAACCTGTTGGCTAAAAAGATTAAGACTAAGCTTCAAAAGAAAGTAGACAATAAGTTTGATGGCTATCAAGGTTATTGTGACGTCATGATAGAAATGGAGCACAAAAGTAAAAACGCAGTAATAAAAAGAGTAACCAGCAGTGGTGACCAAAAAGTGTGTAGGTACGTTAAGTCCAACTTGAAGAAAGGAAAACGCTATCGTTACAAATACCCCGAAAAGTACATTCGCCTCCATATAACCACAGGCTTATAAATGTTTCAGAACGCCTTGATTAAGAGCGAGTGAACTGAGCTCGTGATTTTTGGCAGATTTCGTTGCGGAGCGATTAGAGCGTTTAGCTGATTTTTGCTGTTGTACGAGGCGAGTATGAAAGGCTTTTTTGTTTGGTAGCGCTTAAGTTAGTAATCGTGATGCCATTGAATGGCAAATTCAGTGAGTTGGCCATCATCACCATACATAGATTGATTCAGGTACTTACGGAAGAACACGCCAGTAAGTCGAGGACTACGCGCGCATCAATTTTCAATAAGAGATTTGATTTGCTTCGTAAGCATAACCACAAACCAAACTAGCGATTGCAAGCCCACAGAAACCTCGGTTAAAGCTTCAAAAGAAAACAATGTTGTTAATCTTAGGATGACATTTTAAAGCAGCTAAAACCGGACATTATTGCTTTGAGTTTACCCCCCTTAGTGCGCATTATATCTGCTTATGTTGAGTGCGATTGCATATGCCAGTCCTATAAAATGTCTCTCTTTTGAGGGACTATTCAATGAAGTATCACGAAATGACTAAAAACTATATTTTTCGTGAATTTGAATGTGGTTTATCCGTCGAACAAGCTGCTGAACTTTGTTTGAAAACTGTGAGAACGGTCAAAGAATGGGATAAGGGGAAAACCATTCCTCCTGAGTGTAAACGACTCATGAGAATGACAAAAGGAAGGGAATTGAGCCCATCAGAACAATGGGAGCACTTTAAAATGCACTACGACAGACTAGAGCTTCCAACAGGACAGCTGGTAACGGCTCAGCAAGTTTTGACTGGAATTGCGTTGTTAGAGATTGGAGCATTGACTGATTTAGAAGCTGCGGGAAAAGTACTAAAGTACGCTAGAGCATTGAAAAAAATCATGTAAAAGTAAAAGTTAGGCTATGAGCCTAACTTTTATTTCTTTATATCAAGCTATTTTTACTTAGAAAGTTATAAACAAACTCAGAAATATATTTGTCAATTGATTTAACGCTACTGCGCTCTAAAATATCTACGTAGTTTTTATCTAAGATAGAATTGTAGTCAGAATAAATTCGACCTTGAGGATCTAAGTACAAGTCAAAGTATAAATCGTCACCATCTAAAGATACAGTTTCAAATTTAACTCGCAATCTTATGTTTTTATCTATAAAGACAACTCCATATTTTGATTTGAATTCATAAGACAATAAATTAATAGTTATAATGTTATTTTCAAAACTAACATAGTCTGAAGATTGTAAGTAATTTCCCAGCATAGAGTATTGCTCTATTAGTTTAGGGAAAAAATATTCTTCGCATTCTAGTATATCTAAGTACATAAATAGACTCAGCCTCTATTCTTCTTCTCGGTTTTGTCTTTACCGTGATTGTAACCATCTTTCACATATCGAACACCAGGTGGACGAGGTGGAGGAGGTGGAGGACTTGGTTTTTTATCATTCTTGTTGTCATCTGTCACAAACTTTACTCCTCATTAGAGAACGTCCTTTGACCTTGGCGATGAGAAGTTGGTGATGGGTTCTCCACCGGAATCGTTACATGGTTGCGTACAGAGCGAATTCCTATCGGTCGTGATGGTGGCGATGATGGTTTTGTCTGTTTCTGAGGTGCGTCCTTCTCTGACATTTATATGTGCTCCTGATAGATTGGTTTCTTCGATTAAAATAGGTTTTGTAGGGTGTTTTAAATCTAGCTTAAAAGCTATAAAAATTGCGAATGCTAACGAGAAGGGTAAGAAAGATATTACTAACCACTTTACTGACTCAAAAGCCTTTTGAGATCTTTCATCGTTAAGCTTGCAATTATGATGTGTAGAATTTATCAAGTTCTCTTTGATAAAGAGTTTAAGTTCTTCATCCGCAAAATCGGGGTCATTTTTGTACTTAGTGTAATAGTCATTAGTGTCTTTATAATAATCATCAAACACTAATGGAGATTGTAAATATTGATAAGTACTACCATAGAATGAGAAAATAGAGTATCTCATGCTCTGTAATACGAAAATAAAATACATTGCCATCAAGTTATAAAATATCAGAGAGATTAATTTATTATTTTCATAATCTATAACTTGTAATGTATACGTAGCTAAATTAAGCCAAGCAAACGTGAAAACGATAATCGTTTGCAAGCGAAGGTCAATTTTCTGCTTGGACTCTATTTCGTGATAATACTGTTTTTCGTAAAAAACAAATTTATTGTCTGTATACATTTCAAACACTGCTATTGAGATAAGGGAGCTACCCCTTGCATAAAAACACGAATATAGTACACCATAGAGTTTAAAGAACTCAACTATGTTCAGTTCTATAAGTCGCACTGCTATGAAGGCCTAACAATAGGTATCGACCAGCTCCAGCTCTCTCCGAAGGTCAGAGGATCGTTTAGAAACGGCCTGCAATACATAATTTGCATAGCACGAGCGTGCTAAATTAATTATTTTCTTGATTTTGTGTGTATACGGTTTCATATTATTGACACACATCAAACACCTGTTAGGAGGCACAATGTCTAATGAGTACATGGGAGATATTCTAAAAACAATCCCACATTGGGATAACGCAAATGAGAAGTGGAGAACTGAATATTCCACACTGACAGACACTGAGAAAAAGCATGCAGCAGCATCAGTTGTTTTAGAATTGATTAAAGCTGATATTTCTGCAACGTCACAACGTACGGGAACAAGGCTAGATGAGCATCTAAGCAATTTACCGAAATATATATCTCAGGTAATTGTGGCGTTAGAAGAAGACGAGTAAAACGAAACTTTTATGCATGCTTGTATTTAGTAGATTCAGCCGAGCTTTTATAGCTCGGCTTTTTTGTACCAGAGTACAAGGTTAGTAAGGAGTGGGAATTTACCCCCGTAATACAGATTCGGGGGTTTGCTCCGCTTTTAGGTCCCTCCCGCAAAGCGGGCCCCTCCCAAAATGCTCGCAATACCGCGCACGTAATAAAAAAGGGCTCGTATAGAGCCCCATGATTAAGTTCGGTGTGGAAGTGCCAAGGTTTGGTGTCCTACATGTTCCGCTTCCTCGGTCTACGCAGACTACGCTAGCTTCGACGCTGTGGCGAGCGGTCTAGATATGGACAGGCATGTTTTGCTGCAATATGTCTGATGGCTTTTCTCTTTGGCCGCACGTGAAGATCCTTTCTGTTTCTTCCCAAGTCACTCGATATACGCAGTCGCTCAACACTTCGAACTGATACCCAATCTTTACCAAGTCCAGATGATCGAAACTGAATAGCTTGTCGCGGCCATCGTACACATCGATGTATATCTTGTAGAACGTCAGGTCACGGTCTAGTTCGGCAGCATATTTCAGCCGTTTGGCGTAGGCGATTTGCTTTGCGTATCCGGTGATGTAGAAGTCGTAATCTTCCAAAGGCCCAAACCCTGATGCTTTCTTTTTCTTCTTAGCTTTGGTTTCTGCCGTATCTACCGTTGGCGTTCCATCAGGCAGCTGCGTTTGTACTGGTTGTGGTGGTTTAACGGGGTCGGGCGGTTGCTCTGGCTCCGGCCACCAAGCCCAGATATTGAAAACTAACCCAAGCGATAACAGCACCACCGTTCCGACGACAGGCCAACGCTTCCAGAACGGGCGAATGTCTTTTGCTTCGGCTTCCTGCACTTGCTTGTTGGATTGCGAATGACTCTTATAGAACGGGAAGTATTCCGACTTATAAAATCGGGTAGAGGTGTTCACCACTTCACCGGCACAACCATCTTGCACTTTCTTGGTGTAAGAACTGGTTGAGCCCATAGCCGTGTTCTTTGTGCATCGGTAGGTCACTTCAATCATGTCCTTAATGTCTCGATGCACTTTGCGGATGTTCTGCGTGAGCAAGATGATATCGACACCGTAGTGACGGTGTATTGAGTACCATTCTAGAATGGGCGCGGCCAAGCCTCGACTTGGCAAGCTCATGTGCGCCTCATCGACCACATAAAGTGGCCCTTGTCCTTTTTCATTGCGCCATTCGTCGGAGTAGTCTTCAATCTGACTGAAAGGACGTGAGGTTGAACCAAAATCCGTTAAACGGCCATCCACGATTTTGATGAGTTCTCGAACGTCTTCACCAAACACCTTAACGAACCAATCAATGTTTAAGGTGATATTGGTGATGACTTTACGGCCATCCTTAATGGCCGGAATAATATGGTAGGCAACAGCCTCATAGGTTTTACCGCCTCCTGGTCTTCCTGCTATGGCGTATATCATGAGCCTAACCTCGTAAACGGAATCAATTGCAGCATCAAACGCACCGTAATAGCGGCCAGAATGATGGACAGACATTGAGGCACACCGACCGCCGCCATAACCCAAGCCACAGTAGGCGGAATACTGGTCATGTACTGGCTCATATCGACCGGAGCGAATAGGGAGAACACACCAGAGAGCAACAGGTTCACCATTGCCATGATTTGCTCAACCGCCCAAAAGAACAGGTCTTTGAGCATGTTGACCAGCGAGATTAAAAGCTGATAGAGGAACACCAACAGCTTGTTAAATAAATCGACTAACCAATCCATATTAACCTCCAAAAATAATACGACGCGCCGCAAACACTGACGTCATGATGAGCACCGCACGAATAAAACCGAACACCCAATCAAAGCTGATTTGCTCCTCAAAACTGAAGTCACCGAAGAACGGCACAGGGAGCACGAAAGAAGGGCGCTTGGCACTGGATAAGTCGAGGTCACCAAACGAGTTCACAAAGTTGTCGATGGTGTTGTGTTTAAGATCATCTAACTGACCGGACACCAAACCACCTAAGCCATCGGGATAGCCCGACTCATAAAATCCGGTACAACTTTGGGACTCGATACACGTACCACCCGTACCTGCACCAGACGTATCTGTGTTTGCGATACCGTCTAAGGTGTCAGAAATACCGGAAACTTCATCCGCGATACCATCCATTGCCCCTGCAATTTTCTCTACATCGTCACCCACACCATTAACGGCATTGGTGTTCTTGTTCATGGCCGTGGTGATGTCAGCATTCGCTTGTTGGATAAGGGCCTTAGTGTTTTCGTAAATCTTGTTGTCGTTGATTTGCTGCTTTTGAATGGCTTGCGTGTTGGTGACCATCGACGCATTCAGCGCAATGATTTGGTTTTGAACGTCAGCACTGGCTTGATTGATGTCGATGTTCATGTCGTTTAGTGCTTTGTTGACGTCCTTATTCATTCCAGTAATGGCTTTCAGAACTGCCGTGTCTGTCGATTCATCGGTGTCTGGCTCTTCCACGTCTGGCTCACTGTCGGTATCCGGTGGATTCACCGTATTGGTTGAGCCATCAGGTAATACGCTAGGGTCTTCGATGTCGCCTGTTGGGTCGTCAGGGTCATGAATGGGGTCATCAGGAATAATAGGGGTGTCAGGGCCATCTTTACCCCAGAAGAGTGTACCGCCTTCACACTGGTTGCCTGTGAATTGAAAGTTACCATGACAGATGGTGTTTTGTGTCCATTGGCCGGAATCAACACCCGTACACAGCGTACTATCACTAGGAGTACGCTCCAATTCACAACGGGTTGCGCCATAATCGCCGTAACATGACCCTGTCACTTGTTCGCCATAGACATAAGCCAACCACTGAAGCGATTTGATTTCATCAATGGACTTTTTAAACTGACACACGTCCATACAAGTGCCGTCAGGGTTCTTGCCATATTCACAAACCGATTTACAACGTAAGGTTGAAGGGTCAAATTCGCTATTTTCTGGACAACGAACCTCAGAATAAGAAAGACCGAGCCCATTATCACAAACTGTTTGATAGGGATCGCGAGCATTAGCATATGATGTCTTCTCAAATGTGCATGAGTCGAAATACCCAGTATCCAAAAAACAAGTATTCACCTTGTAAGGGTCAACCCAATCACCTTGAGAGCCACACCCCCTCATTTGCATATGACTAATACGTGCTTCTAAAGCATACGTATGATGACTAGCGCATAGAATAACAAGGGCAATAAAAAAACGGAGATAGTGATTCATTGTATTAAACCAATAAAAAAGGGAGCCGAAGCCCCCTTATCCTCTAAAGTTTTGGCTGGCCACGTATCCGGCAATGCCACCCAAAAGCACAAAGACGATGAGTTGGACATCGTGGAGAACGGCCAACATAAACTTAAGCCTTGTTCACAGCACGCTTAGCAAGGGTGATGGATTTGTAAGCCATAGTAATGCCGACAATCACCAGACCAGCCGCGCCGATTTTGGTTGCCACACCAGATAAGTCGATAGCGGAGAACGGGTCAGCTGCACCACCTTCCGCCGCCATAGCAGGGACAGAAAGCACCGCAACAGTGACGGTTGCCGCCGCTTGTTTACCGAACTTTTTAAGCGCGTTTAGACGTTTCATAACAGATTCCTCAAAGTAGTTTTATTAAACGTATTGCCATCTTGATGGCGTAAGTTGAGAGATATCCGCCAACGAACACCAAGGTGAAACCCAAGCCGAACGCTTGAGATATCTCTCCTGGAGTCAGCTGTGTGTAGCTCATTAACGTGTCATATTCTTGAGCCGTCACCATGACATAACCGCGGCATGAAGCCGCTTCAATGTCAGGAACGACAGCGAGAAAACCGTCCGCGTTAGGTAAAGCACACACAGGCATAACGAAATTCCTTATTTAGCCTTTAGCGAGGCTTCAAAATGTTTCTTGATGTCGTCATCCACAGGGATGAGTTCTGTCACAATGGCACCTGCCAATGGATCGTCTGGGTTAATCTCCAAACGCAATTGGTATTCACGGCGAGGAACGAGAGCACCAGTACGCTCAAGTAATAGGGCGTATTGATGATCAATCATCAACGGTTGGTCCCACTGTGGATTCACATCACCGGATTCACCGATAGTGCGGCGTTTGAATTTCTCTGAGTTGATTTCACGTAGAGGACGCGACACGTTCAGTTGAGCACTGTCACCACGTGCTGAATTCCAAGTGATATCCATGCCAAGTACAAAAACGGATTTAGCCATTTGTTAAGTCTCCAATATGTGAGTCACCAACTTGCCGTAGGTATCGGGGAAGGTGAATTTCGTTCCATCACGGACAAGGGAACCGACCACGGTTTCAATGTCGCCCTCATGGAACTCGATAAGTGAATTAAGGATTTTCCCGTACTGGCGACGCATCCAATGCGCAGAGGCCAACAGGTCTAACGCCGCGCGCTTCGTCGGGACAGGTTTGGTATTGAATTTCTTAGCGGTAGAAATAGACGCAGCGAAATCATTGAGCGCGGCATACGCGCCAGCCGGATTCAGCAACACATCAACATTCCATTTTTTAAGCTCGACTTCAGAGCGATACCAAACAAGACCCGTGTTTGCGAGTTTCTGCTCAAGTGCCTTGTTGTAGATACGCCAGTAAATGCGCGAGGTACGCGAACCAATCGAGTATTGCTCTTTGGTGTAAATCGGTTTGCCGTCTTTGCCGATACTGGCAATGGTCATATCTTCATGAAGCACAGGACCACGGCCACGTTCAGCCGTTCTGAAACAGTCGTCGCGCCACGCCTTGTAAGCGTATTCGCAATCGAAAATCCCGTCGTAATCGTCATAAGCCAAGTCAACACGCGCCAGAGTTTGCACACCAAGTACATTGGTCAGCCAGTCATGTAGCGACCACGTAGGACGACGGGCAAATACATGCTTGCATCCCGTTCCGTTGATTTGGAAATGCACCGTGTCATTGTTACCGCCGATACCAACGAAGCCGCAGAAGTCCTCACCATCTGGCGAAGTCAGTTTCATGGATTCGGTGTAGAACTGGAAACCCAAACCGCGAGGCGCAGACAGCGACAAACCAAGCACTTGATTGGTGAAGATGCGCAAGCAGTCTTCCAAGTAGTTGCGGTAACAGATATCAAATGCTTTGTTGTACGCTTCAATGTCTTCAGACGTCTTAGCGACGGTCGGATTAAATACAGGTGGAGCAGGGAACTTAGGCGCACGACAGTGACGCTGTAACAGTCCTGATTTGGCAAAGCCTTTGTATTCCTCATGCTTGTGCAATCGACGAACCGCATCATGACAATGACGTAAGTCTTTCACGGCAAACGTAAAACACAGGTAATCAATATGAACGCTTTGCTCATCGAACTTTTTGAGGATGTTAGTTGCAGTAGTCATCGAACACCCCCATATTGATACGTTGTTCAACGGTCGTGTTGGTGATGGACACCAACTCATAAGAAGCGAACTGAGACGAAGCCCAAGACTCAAGATGAGACATGGATTTAAGCAAATCCCATTCGTCGCAACCTTTGACCAACACAGAAACCGTGTAGTCAGGCAGCAAGTCGTAATAGATGATTTGAGCTTCGTTCATGGATTAAGCCTCTGAACTAGGCTTAGTGACGCTGTCACAGTTTTGATTGTTTTGGTTTTCAATCTGTGAGTTAACGGTGTGAATCAATCGACGAGTCATTTCACAATCAGCCAGTGCACGGTGCGCCGTTAAGTCAGACACATCAACATTCTGTTGAGCGCAAGCGTTGGAAAGTGCTTGCCACTTGTAATCTTCATGGTGTTCATTCCAAACACCAAAGAACTCTGCATACCAAAGCATTGCGCATTGAGGAACACAGAACTTGAAAAACAAATCGTGAACGGATTGGACGTAAGCAGCGTTACAGTGCTTATCCAAAGATTGGATAATTAAGCGCGTATCAAAATCTGAGTTGTAGATGATGATTGGACGACCGTTAAGAAGCGGAAGAAAATGGTTTGAGAAGACTAAATGAAAGTCGGGCGCATCCTTAACGTCTTCATCGGTGATGCCATGAATAGCCGTTGCGTCAGCAGGAATCGAACATGTAGGTTTAACAAGTTCGTTCACGATAACTTTGCCAGTGTGAGCGCAGATAGCAGTGAACTCGACAATTTCTGCTTGAGAACCTAAACCAGTAGTTTCCGTATCAAGAATGATCGCGTTCTGAGTAGAGAGTTTTTTCATAGCAACACCAAGCAAATTTAACTGAGTAACCAAATTTGGTTATTAGCGTAATCACCAAAATTGGTTAGCGCAAGACACCAAAAATGGTGATTGATAAGCTAAACTGACGGAAACGGAGGAAGCGGTATGTATCAGAACAAACTATTAGATGCCTACAAAAAGGCTCAAAGTTACGTACAAGACAAACAAATTGCAGCGGATATGAATGTGCCGCCGCAAAGAATCAGTGATTTCCGCAAAGGAAAGCGTTATATGACTGATACACAAGCAATTTTTCTTGCAGAGCAATCAGGTTTAGACCCTGAGATTGCATTGCTGGGTTGTCACGCTGATCGCAATGATAATCCGCAGATAAAAGCAGTATGGGAAGGAATTGCAAAAAAGTTTAATGGGCTTGGATTGTCAGGAATCTCAATGGCTTGCACTGGATTAGCCTTAGTGATTTCAAGTCCACAGGAACCACTATATCAGTGCGCATTATATGTGTTATGTTAA